AACGCGGAGGAATAAAGCCCCTCCCGCCGCAGAATGGCTGAAACCGTGCCTGTATCAGCAGCATGGTCCGTCTCATCCAGAATGCGTAGTTTGTATTTTGCAGTGAACGTGCGCCGCTTCGGGGTCGTCGTCAGCTCGGCCGTAGGGACACGCGGCGCAGCTACGACGCGAGCGGGTGGGATCGTAGGCGAAATCTCAGATCCGGTATCCTGTGGAGGCGGCATCTGTGAAGGCATTACCATGGGTTCGGTCTCCTTCGCCCTCAAGTCTAAACTTTAGCCAGTCAAATGTCTCACTCTTATTGGCACGGAGGGCGCGCCGCTGCCTGGATCGTCGGGGCCGACCGTTGGTCCGAGGCGCGGTGGGCCGATCTGGAGGCGCAGGTGGCGGAGGATGCCAAGGCTGAGGGGAGCCACGAAAGGGCCGCCGCAGGATCCATCCGTGCGGTGCGCAGTCCGGCACGCCGCAGGTCTGTGGCGTCGAATTACATGCGGTGATCAGGACGCATAGCCTTGCGCCGACAGGGCCAATTGTCGGCGCAAGGGGCGGTCGCGCTTCAGATACCACTCGCGGCTCATAGCTTCACATCGTGAGGGCACGCGTTCCGCGTAGATCAAGCACCACACCCGGCCGCGCGTCGATTTTGCGCCAGTGCCTGAATTGTGCTGGGCCAGTCGACGCTCGATATCGTCGGTCCAGCCGACATAGGTGCGATAGCCGTCCGAGGCTTTGCTGCCGAGGACATAGACGAACCCGATCATTGTTGCTTTGAACGGCCTGAGCGGCGATGGCTCATCAGTGGGCCGCGACGGCGGGCGGCGAAGTTTCCGATGATCATGCGGATATCGCGCTCATCAATATCTTCGGGATCGAAGGATCCGTCACACCATTCGAGCATCTGGTCGTGATCCTCATGCCGGGGATCGGTCATGGCTTCCAGAAATGCCTCGAACCCGCTGATGCCGCCGACATCGTCGGGCGGTGCGCGGCGGGCTCCGCCGACGAAGGCCGGGTAGTCAGTGTGGTCTTCACCCTGCCGGACGCTGTCCAGGATGATATGATGCCGCCAGTTGTCGCCGAAATCGTAGACGTAAAGGAAGCGATCAACCCCGCGCTCGACCAGCGTCTTGAGGCGGATGCTCTTCGCTTGCAACACCTTGCGGTCCCACGCGCTGTCGTCGGGATAAGGCTCGCCATAGACTTGGTCGCCGACGACAAATTCGAACATATGCGCGCCCTGCCAGCGCATCGCGACCTGAATGATGTCGTGCAACGCCATCAGAGTGGAAGACAAAGGCACATCGACAGCGCGCCAGACCTGCGGGTCGGTCCCTTCAAGTTCGATGCGGATGCGGACAACGGGCTCGTTCATGACTGGTGTTGTTTTCCTGCGGCGGCACCCCAAACCTAACGGATAAAACCCCATGCCGACAACTGCAGAGCTGAAGACTCGCCGCGATGCCTTGTCAGCGCAGCGCTCCAGCGGTGTGGCCCGCGTGAGCTACGACGGCAAAACCGTCGATTACCGCAGCATCACTGAGATCGACCGGGCCATCGAAGTACTGGATCGTGAGATCGCCACGGCCGAGGGGCGCAAGATCATTCGGCAGGTGCGCGTGATCACTACCAAGGGGCTGTGACGCATGGGCTGGTTCGATGGCTTTCGCCGCCGGGGAACTGGCGGCCCTGTCGCCGTGCGCGCGCGGCTGGAAGGCGCGATGTCGCAGCGGCGGCTGCGCGGGTGGCAACCGCCACTGGAAAACATCAACTCGCTCATCGCCTCGGGTGGGCCGCGCCTGCTGGCACGGTCGCGTGAGCTGGTGGTGACCAATGGCTATGCCGCCAATGCCTGCGAGGCCTTCGCGTCGAACCTGGTGGGCGACGGCATCAAGCCTTCGTCGCTGATCGAGGATCCGGCCTTGCGCGATCAGGTGCAGCGGCTCTGGCTCGCCTGGACCGACGAGGCGGATGCTGATGGGCTGACCGATTTCTATGGCTTGCAGGCGATGGTGGCGCGGGAGATGTTCGTCGCGGGCGAATGCTTCGTGCGGCTGCGTCCGCGCCGGGCAGAGGATGGCCTTCTGGTGCCGATCCAGCTGCAACTGCTGCAATCGGAAATGCTGCCGTTCGAAAAGACCGAGGCCGCTGCCAAAGGCAATCGGATCCGCTGCGGCATCGAGTTCGATGCCATCGGCCGCCGCGTCGCCTACCACTTCCGCCGCCGCCATCCCGGCGACAGCACCGATCAGGGCATGATGACGCCGGAAACTGTGCGCGTCCTATCTGAGGATGTCTTGCACATCTACCGGCCCATCGATGCGGGCCAGATCCGAGGCCTGCCGCATGTGGCGCCCGCCATGGTGCGGCTGTTCCTGCTCGACCAGTACGACGATGCCGAACTTGACCGGAAGAAGACGGCGGCGATGTTCGCGGGTTTCATCACCAAGACCGCGCCCGAAGAGCAGTTGATGGGCGAGATCGAGGCGACCGACGACAGTGGTGCCACTGTCAGTCTTGAGCCCGGCACCTTGCAGGTGCTGCTCCCCGGCGAGGATGTAAAGTTCTCCAGCCCCGCCGACGTTGGCGGTGGCTATGAAGCGTTCCAGTACCGGACGCTGCTGTCGGTCTCGGCCTCGCTGGGCTTGCCGTACCATCTGGTGACGGGCGATGTGCGGCAGGCCAACTATTCGTCCTTGCGCGCCGAACTGGTCGAGTTCCGCCGCCGCGTCGAGCAGTTGCAGCACGGGGTGATCGCGCATCAGCTCTGCCGTCCGGTCTGGGCGCGCTGGCTGGAAACGGCGGTACTGGCGGGGGCACTGGACCTGCCGGACTTCGCCCGCTCCCCCGCACGCTATCGCCCCGTGAACTGGATCCCGCCGCGCTGGGATTGGGTCGATCCCCTGAAGGACATCCAGGCGCAGGTGCTGGCGATGGAGGCCGGGATCATCTCGCGGCGCAAGGTGGTCGAGGCCACCGGCTACGACGTCGAGGAAATCGACCGAGAAAACGCGACTGACGCGGCCCGCGTGGCGGCACTGGGTCTGCATTACCGCACCAGCCCGGGCGAGACGCAGGGCGCGCGGGCCACCCCGACGCAGCGGCCAGAGGCAGCCGCAAACGACGCAACTGAACAGGAGGCGTAAGCGCATGAACAACTGGTACACGATCCGCGCCCTAGCCACGGGCGCGGAGGTGGTGATCTATGACGAAATCGGGGCCTATGGCGTCTCGGCAAAGGGGTTTCTGGCGGAACTGGGCGCGTTGCCGGCTGCCACGCCCCTCGCATTGCGGATCAACAGCCCGGGCGGGTCGGTCTTCGATGCCGTTGCGATCTACAACGCCATCAAACGCCATTCCGGCACGGTCACGGTGTGGATCGACGGGATTGCGGCTTCGGCTGCGTCCTACATCGCCATGGCGGGCGACGAGGTTGTCATGCCGGAAAACGCCTTCTTAATGATCCACGACCCTGCCGGCATGGTCATGGGCTCTGCGACTGACATGCGGGCGATGGCCGAGGCACTGGACAAGATAAAGGGCAGCCTGTTGCAGGGCTATGCTGCCAAATCTGGTCGGTCCCCCGAAGAAATCGCCCCGTTGATGTCGGCAGAAACCTGGCTTGATGCCAAGGACGCGCTCGATCTTGGCTTTGCCGACCGCATCGTCGAGCCAGTCCGCATCGCGGCGCGGTTCGATGTGGGGCGTTTTCGGAATGCACCACCCGCACTCGTTGAATCGTCGGCAGAAGCACAGGACGCAACAGCGGCGGACCAGCAAGGTGAAGCAACCACTGCCGAGATTGCGGCCGAGTTGTCAGACAAAGGCCCCGGAGACGGTATCGAGGCCACTGCTGACTCTTGTGCTGGCGGTGGTCCATCATCGGTTCCCGATCCGTCATCCGACCCTGACGCGGAAACTCTTGGTGCTGCCGAGCCTTTGGACGCTGACACCGTCCTGCCTAAGGACGCCGCGCCAGCGCCCGAAGCCGATTGCACCGTTGCTGCTGCCAACGGTGCAGCCGATGCCGCCAGCATCCGTGCCACAGCGTTGACCCATGCTCGCGCCGTCGTGGATCTCTGCCGTCTGGCGGGTCAGCCGCAGATGGCGGGTCGGTTCCTCGAGCGCGACACCGGCCTCGACGACGTCCGCGCGGTCCTGCTGGCCACCCGCGCCGAAGCGGAACCCGACATTTCCGCTGCCCATCCGCAACCTGGCCGCCCTTCCGGCGCGCGTCCTTGGGGCGACGTCATCGCCCGCACCTTCCGTCTGAAAGGATAAAACCATGCCCACGCTTACCGAAACCCGCCACGCGGGCGGCTTCCTCGTCTGGGAAGCACTCCGCGACTATTGCCGCAGCACCGTCATCCTTGCTTCTGGCAACCTTCAGCCCGGCACCATTCTGGGCAAGATCATTGCCTCGGGCAAATACGCGGCTCACGATCCCGCTGCCGCGAACGGCACTCAGACGGCAGCCGCAATTCTCTGGGACAGTGTCGATGCCAGCGGCGGTGACAAGAACGCCGTCGTGCTGATCCGCGGTCCCGCCATCGTCAACCAATATGAAATCACCATCCCCGGCACGCCCACCGCGCCGCAGATCGCCGCTGCCCACGCTGCCCTGCTGACGCTCGGCATCCTCGTCCGATAACCCCCAAAATCAGGAGGCACCCCATGGCCGCCATGGACATCTTCGAAGGCGATGCCTTCTCGATCATCGAACTTACCCGTGCGCTCGAAAACATCCCCTTCAAGCCAGCGACCCTGTCGGGTTCGGGCTTGTTCGGGGCGCGCGGCGTGCGATCCCGCACCGTCGTCATCGAAAGCCGCGATGGCACGCTGTCGCTGATTCCGTTCTCCGAACGCGGCTCGGCCTATGACCAGCAGACCCCTGAACGCCGCGATGTGCGGGCCTTCGTGTGCCGCCAGTTCAAGAAGCAGGACGTGATCTGGGCCTCGGAAATCCAGCAGGTCCGTGATTTCGGCAGCGAGTCCGCCACTCAACAGGTGCAGGCCGAAGTTGCCCGCAAGCTCGGCCGTCTGCGCAACGATGCCGAGACGACCTTTGAATACCACCTCTTCAACGGCATCCAAGGGCTGGTAAAGGACCCACGCGATGGCGCGACGGTGATCAACTACTTCACCGAATTCGGCATCACACCGGCGGCGGAAGTGGACTTCGACCTCGACAACGCCACCCCGGCGTCCGGCGCGCTGCGCAAACGCTGCCAGGCGTTGATCGAAAGTGTCGAGGATGTGATGGGCGGTCTTGCCACCGGCGCCATCGCGTTGCGCGCCGAATGCGGCTCGGCCTTCTTTGCCGATCTGGTGGCGCACAAGGAGGTCCGCGAGACCTACCTCAACACCGCAGCTGCTGCTGATCTGCGTTCGCGCATCGCTGACGAGGTCAGCTTCGGCGGCATCACCTTCCGCCGCTACCGGGGCGGGGCAGGCTTTGGCGTCGCCACCGACAAGGCTGTATTCTACCCCGAAGCCGTCGACGGGCTGTTCGAGATCTACCACGCCCCCGCCGACACGTTCGAGACGGTCAACACGCTGGGCCAGCCGCTCTACGCCCGGATGATCCCCGACCGGGATCGCGACGAATGGGTGCGGTTGGAGATCGAAAGCAATCCGCTGCCGATCTGCACCCGCCCGCAGGTGCTGCGCTCGGCGCGGCGGACGTAACCAGCGTGAGTCACGTGGCGCGCGGGCGGTCCCAGTTCATGCCAGCCAGGCGCGGATCAGTGCCGAAGCTGTCGCGCCCGAACTCAAGGCCGAGTCTCGGGTGCTCACGGATGGCCTGCGCGCCGCTCTGGCCGATGCGGATGCGCCAGGTCTGGCGGTCCACCGGCTGAGGTGCTGCAAATGCCGGACAGGTCAGCACGGCAAGGTTTGCGCCGCCTTCGGCGTCGCGGACCGATGCGTACCTTATGACCTCGGCCCCGATCTCGCGGGCGGCCTCGGCAAGCTGTTGGCAGGGGGCATAGTCGGTCAGATGGGTCCAGAGGTCGTGATCGGCGGCAAGCGTACCGGTTGTCAGGTCCAGAGAAACCGGCGTCGCCAGATCGGCGCAAAAGGCGGTGTAGTCCGCCGCATCGTCGGGGAACGGCGTCGCGGGGCTCTCGGCGTAAAAGAGGAACCGATAGAACACTATCTCGGCCGCCGCTGTCTCGGGCTGTTCGGCGCCGTACCAGACGCCGGGCGTCAAACCGGCGCGGCGGAACCGCGAGCCGTGCGGATAGGGGCGATAGCGGAAGGGCGTGGAAAGCAGATAGTCGAGGTGACGGCACGCGTCCGGCACCGGCGGCTTTGTCTCTTCCAGAATGTCCTCCAGCGCCGCCTGTTCTGCGAGGCTGTCGACGAGCTTCAGGGTCGATACCCTATGCTGCGCCTCCACAAACCGCCACGCCTGACCACTGAAGGGCCGCGCTTCAGACCGGAGCGCGGCGGGCGTCAAGATAGGTCGTGACATCGACAAGTCCCTGCACAGTCGCCATCCGTTCAAGTGGTGGTGCGGCAAGGGCCGAGTTGGCCGCCGTCATCCACACCCGGGCAACCGCTTCGTCGCCGCCCGTGATGGCGTCGAGCGAGCGGAACGCGCGAACGAGAAGTGCCGCGAGTTCAAAAGGTTTCGACCCGGCCTCGAGCGTGGCCTCGCCGCGTTTGAGGCGTGACACCGTGGCCTCGGAAACGCCGACGATCTCGGCAAGCTGGCGTCCGGACAGGCCTAGACGCTCGGCGGCACGCAGCATGGCCTTGGTCAGGACGGCGTTGCGATCCGGAGCGGGAGCAAGATTGCGGGGGTGTGTCATAGCATCCTCCTGTCTGGTGAAAACATAGTGCATGAAACTTCCACATGAAAGGGTAAAGATGTCGCTCGCCTTTGAAAATGCGCTCGCGGTGCTCTTCGCTGATCCGAACATCGGCGTGGCGGCGATCTACACATCCGATGGCGGCACGCCAGTTCTGGTCCGCGCAGTTGTTCGGCGTCCAGACGAGGTGACAAACTTTGGCGATGCCCGGCTCTGGTCCGAAACCACCCGGATCGACCTGCGCGTGGCCGAGGTGCCGAGCCCGCGCCCCGGCGACCGGATCGAGATTGGCGGGGACGCCTTCATTATACAAGGCGAGCCGGTCCGCGACCGCGAGCGGCTGGTCTGGACCGTTGATCTGAGCCCAGCGTGAAACTGAAGCTCACCATCGATCCTGACATCGTCGCCCTGATGGCGGCCGAGGTCGCGGCTGGTGAACGCGCCGTCACCGCCGCCATGCGCGAGGCTGGCACCGGCCTGAAATCCGCTTGGCGCATCCAGATCACTGGCGCGGGGCTGGGCACACGCCTCGCCAACTCGATCCGCGCCGCCAACTTCCCCAAATCTGGCGAAAGCCTGAACGCGGCCGCTCTGGTCTGGTCGAACGCCTCGGTGATCATCGGCGCGCATGACACCGGTCCGCTGATCCGCTCGAAGAACGGCTTTTGGCTGGCGATACCCACAGCAGCGGCAGGCAAATCCACGCGCGGCGGCCGGATCACCCCCGGCGAATGGGAACGCCGCACGGGGCTGCGCCTGCGGTTCATCTATCGCCGCCGGGGTCCAAGCCTGCTGGTGGTGGAGGGACGGTTGAACACGAAGGGCCGCGCAGTGGCGTCAAAGTCGAAAACCGGCAAGGGCGTCGTGACCGCGCCGATCTTCCTGCTGGTGCCGCAGGTCAAGCTGCCGAAACGGCTGGACCTGGCACGGGACGCAGGGCGGGCGCATGACGCCGTGCCGGGGCTGATCGTGGCGAACTGGGTGGAGGTAAGGCTTGGTTGAGAGCGTACCCACTGGACCAATCTGTCGAGCTCTCGACGAGGCGCTTTATTCAGCGCCAATCCATTGCAATACAGCACTGGCTTCTCCCGAGCCATGAACGCGAAGCTTCAATTCCCCGCGCGACGTTTCCTCGGAAGCGGGAAAACGCTCTTTGGTTTCGCCCCGATCAATAAGTCCAGCATTCAAGGCAGGCTTTCGAAAATACCACAGAACCCACTTCTGATTAAGGACCGCTGAGTATAGCCAGTCGCCTTTCGCTTCGAAACGAAGTTCGCGTTCTATGTAACCATGTCCGGCCGGGCGCACCGTGGTGCCGTCAAGGAATTGAGCATGGGCGAAAGCCAGGTAGGCATCTCGGACGGCTAGGTCTACGGCTACTGAACCTTGTAGCTGCTCTTCCAGTCGATGCGCGTCAAGCAGCATTCGTGTCCTCTCGCCACTTGGTTTTGCTTGGCCTTCATTAAGCGAACGACCCTCGAAACAAAAGTCAAGAGCGGAGTTGACCGACAGACCATGGCCAGTGTCCGAGAAACCATCCTCGCCGCTCTACACGCGCGGCTTTCGGCGTTGCCCGCCACCGCCCTGCGCGGTGACGTGCTGCCCGAGCGCGTGACTGCTGCTGGCCTGCTGATCTTGCGCGACGGCGAGCCGGGGGAGCCGGAAGTTACGCTGTCGCCGATGCGCTACCACTACCAGCACCGGGCGGAGATCGAGGCGGTCGTGCAGGGTGCCGCGCGTGACTCCGCCTTCGACACCCTCTGTGCCAGCCTTGGCGCGGCGATTGCTGCCGACCGTACGCTGGGCGGCCTCTGCGACTGGGTCGAGGCGGAAGCGCCACGTCCGGTCGATCTTCCGATTGAGGGTGCCGCCAGCCTGAAGGCGGCAGTGATCTCGGTCATCCTGCATTATTCTACGGCCGATCCACTGGCCTGACACCCCAACATCGAGGAGACCCCCATGGCACGTGCGCAAGGCGCGCGGGCGCAGATGGCGCTTGCGTATGAGACAGTTTACGGCACCCCGCCGGTTGGTGGTTTCACAAAGATGCCCTTCGCCAGCACCTCGCTGGGATCGGAGCAGCCGCTCTTGAACAGCGAACTTCTGGGCTACGGCCGCGATCCCCTGGCACCGATCAAGGACGCAGTCACCGCCGACGGCGATGTCATGGTGCCGATCGACGCCGAGGCCTTCGGGTTCTGGCTGAAGGCGGCCTTCGGCGATCCGATCACCTCTGGGGTTGGCCCCTACACCCACGAATTCCGATCGGGCAGCTGGACCTTGCCGTCGATGTCCATCGAGACCGGCATGCCGGAGGTGCCTCGCTATGCGATGTATTCCGGCTGTGTGCTCGATACGCTTTCCTGGCAGATGCAGCGCTCCGGCATTCTGACGGCGACAGCAAGCCTCGTGGCACAGGGCGAGGCCATCGCCAACACGTCCGCATCTGGGACATTGGCCGACCTCGACCTCAAGCGCTTCGGGCATTTTAACGGGGCAATCACACGCAACGGCCAGTCGTTGGGCAACATCATCTCGGCCGAGATCACCTATGCCAACAATCTCGACCGGGTGGAGACCATCCGCTCGGACGGACGGATCGACGGGGCGGACCCCTCCATCGCGGCGCTTACCGGCAAGATCGAGGTGCGCTTCGCCGATCAGGTGCTGGTCGATCAGGCCATCGCGGGCGATCCCTGCGCGCTTCAGTTCACCTACACGTTGCCATCTGGCGAGAGCTTTGCCTTCACCGCCCATGCTGTCTATCTGCCGCGCCCCCGGATCGAGATGTCCGGACCGCAGGGTGTGCAGGCCAGCTTCGACTGGCAGGCGGCGCGAGACACCACATTGGGGCGAATGTGTACCGCCACGCTCATCAACACCATCGGGGAGTATTGATCCATGCTGCGTCTGAACCTCGCCCGTGAGGCCCACTGGCTCGACCTGCCGCTCGGTGTCCGCCTCAAGGTCGAACCACTCACCACCGCCATCATGGTCGCGGCCCGCACCGATCCCGGGGTGCGCGGCCTGCCGCCCGGCACGTCCGATGACGCCATCGCCGTGGCCTTTGCCAAGGCCATCGCGCGGCGTGCCATCATCGATTGGAAGGGCGTGGGCGATGAGACCGGCGATCCCCTCGCCGTGAGCCCGGAGGGCATCACAGCGCTCCTCGACCTCTGGCCGGTCTTCGAGAAGTTTCAGACGGGCTACGTCGCAAAGGCTCTGGAGCTGGAACAGGAAAAAAACGTCTCAGCGCCCTTGCCGTCTGGATCTACGGCGGGGGTGAAGGCTACTGCGCGGCCTGCGAAGGGCAGTGCCCGGACTGCCCGCAGATCCTGAACGCCCCCCACAGCTTTGAGGGTTGGCAGGTCTGGGACCTGGCCAGCCGCCTCGGCGGGCAACTGCGCGCGGTGCCGGGCGTCGTTCTTGGCTGGGACATGACGGCAGCGCTCGCGATGGCCGGGGCACTGGGCATCGACGCACGGGCCGCTGCTGAACTTCTGCCCGTCATCGAGGCGGTGATGGTGCGGCAGCTGAATGACAACCGCGCATCATCGCACGACTGACCTCACTCAAACTGGACCCTGACCCATGGCCGAAAAGCGCGTCTCCGTCCGTCTGGTCGCCGTGGGCGGTCGCCAGGTCCGCGCCGAGTTGGAGGGTATCGGTGATGCAGGCAGCCGGGGCTTTGGCCGCCTCTCTGCTGAGATGGAACAAGCCAATGCAAGGCTCGGCGGCTTTGCTCGAAAGGCCGGGATCGCGCTAGCGGCGCTGACAGCGGCGGCCGCCGCGGCGGGCGTGGCGATGATCCGTTCGGGGTTGGACACGATCGGTGCGCAGGCCGACATGGCCGCCTCTCTCAAGACCACGGTCGAGAGCCTTCAGGTGCTGACATTGGCCGGGGAACTGGCAGGCGTGTCCTTGGGCGAGATCGAACAGGCCACGAAGAAGCTGACCACCCGGCTGTCGGAGGCAGCTGCTGGATCCGGCTCCGCCGTCGGGGCGCTGGAACGCCTGAACCTGACAGCGGCCGAGCTGCAAGCAATGCCGCTGGATCAACGCATCATCGCCATTCAGGACGCCTTGAGCCGCCTTGTGCCCGAGGCCGAACGCGCCGCGGTCGCCTCCGATCTCTTTGGCGACCGCGCAGCTCTGGCCTTCCTGCGCATTGATCCCGCCACCTTGCGCGAGGCAGCACGCGATGCGCGCGACTTTGGCGTAGCGGTCAGCGCCAGCGATGCGGTCCAGATTGAGCGGACTGGCGATGCCATCGCCAAGCTCGGCCTGATCTGGCTTGGCCTGACCAACCGTTTGACCGCCGCCGTCGCCCCGGCGCTCGAGACGGTAGCAAACGCGCTTGCCGACATGGCACGCGGGACCGGGCCGATTGGTGGCGCAATCACCGCGCTTTTCGACAACCTCGGACGGCTTGCGACCTATGCCACGACTTTTGCCGCCCTGATGGCCGGACGCTGGGTCGCCGGACTGGCTGTTGCGGCCCTGTCGGTACGCGGCCTCGCCACAGCGCTTGTTGTCCTGCGCGGTGCGCTCATCCGCACCGGGATCGGCGCGCTGATCGTTGGTGCAGGCGAGTTGGTGTTTCAGTTCGGGCGGTTGGTGCAGGGCGCGGGCGGTTTCGGCGCGGCACTTGGTCTTCTCGGCGATCTCGTCCGCGACGTCTGGGAGCGCATGAAGCTCGGCATGGTAGCGGTGGGGCTGCAGATCATGGCCAGTTGGGCCGGGATCAAGGCAAGCATCGCCGAGGCGCTGCAGGCCTCGCTTGTGGCCGTCGTGGGCTTCGGCAATGCCACGTTGAACACCTTCCAAGGGGCCATCGACGCGGTGAAAGTGCTCTGGTCTGCACTGCCCGCCACCATCGGCGACTTTGCTTTCCAGGCGGCGAATGCGCTGATTGGCGGCGTCGAGGCCATGCTCAACGGTGTCGCAAGCCGGATCGACGGGTTCCTTGAGGGGATCAACGCCGGGCTCGATGTGCTGGGCGTCGAGAAGCGCGTGCCGCTGATCGGGACCATTGATCTTGGTGGCATCGAGAACCCCTTTGAGGGTGCCGCTGCCAATGCCGGGGCAGAAGCGCGCGCCGCCTTCGAGGCGGCCTTCAATCAGAACCCCATCGCGCCACCCGATCTGGGGCTGACGGAACTCGCAGGTGCCGCGCGCGCCGAAGCGGAAGCGCTCCGGGGCACGATGGCCGGTGTCGTCGAGGCCGCAACGGCCCCGCTGCAATCCGTTGACGCCTTGCGTGCGGCGCTGAGCTCAGGGACGGCTGACGCCACGACCGGTCTCTCTGCAGCGCAGGGTGCTGCCACTGGCCTCGAGAGCGCCCTCGACGGCGTCGGCGAGGCCGCGGACGGTGCCGGAAGTGCAGGGCGCGCAGCTGGGGGCGCGCTTCGCGAAGGTGCGGATGCGGCCAAGAATGCCTGGGAGGCCACCGCCGAGGCGCTGCGCAAGGCGCAGGAGAAATCGCGCGAGATCGCCCAAGGCCTCGCGGAGGACATCACCGGCCCGATCAAGGAGGCACTGACCTCGGGCGAGTTCACCTGGCAGACATTCGCGGGGGCGATTTCGCGGATCGCGCAGAACCTGGCCACCCGTCTGATTGATCTCGCCTTCAAGCCAATCGAGAACGCCCTCATCAACGCCTTCTCCGGTGGCGGCGGCGGTGGCGGCTTTCTGGCGAGCCTCTTTGGCTTTGCCAAGGGCGGGGTATTTGCCGGTGGCGCGGAACTGACGGCCTTCGCGCGCGGCGGCGTGGTTAATCGCCCGACTGTGTTTCCTTTCGCCAAGGGCGTGGGCCTCATGGGCGAGGCCGGGCCGGAAGCCATCCTGCCCCTGCGTCGCGGCAAGGGCGGCAGGCTCGGGGTCGAGATGAACGGCGACGGTGCAGCCGCGGCGGCGTCCATGTCGACGCGCATCATCAACGTGCTCGACCCCTCCGTGGTGGGCGATTACCTCGCCACACCCTCGGGCGAGCGCGCCATCCTGAACGTGATCCGCCGCAATCGGGGGGCCATCAATGCCTGAGCTCTGGTCCTTCGCTTCCGCACAGGAGATTACCGAGGTTCTGGAATGGCGCACGGATGTGCTGCAGGCTCGCGCCGGTGAGCAGCGCATTGCACTTCGGTCCCGCCCGCGGGAGATCGTGACCTTCCAGCACCGCTGCGACGCGCTGAGGATGGCGCGCGCCGCAGAACTGGCGCGGATGGGATTTGGAGAAGAATGGCTGGTGCCGCTTTGGTACATGGCGCTCCTGCCTAATGCGGATGTGACGCAGGAGACGACCGAGATCGCCATCGACACCACTGTGGCGGATTTCCGGGCGGTGGACACTGTGGCGATCGCGGTCGACGGGCGCGCGGCATCCCTCGCCGAGATCGCCAGTGTCGAGGCGGATCGGCTGATCCTGGCGGAGCCGCTAGGCGCGCAGCTGCCCGGGACCATCGTGGCAGCCGCGCGGGTCAGCATCGCACCGGTGCGGGTGGGAGTTCTTTCGGCCTCTGTCGAGATCGCCCGACGGCGCCAGAATGATGGCGTGGTGACCGCGACGTTCCTGTTGCGTGACGCGCCAGAACTGACCGCGCTTGTTTTGCCGTCATACCTCGGACGCCCTGTCCAGACAGACCCCAGCCTGACCCGTTCGCCGCTCGTCGCCAGCCTGCGCCGTGCGGTCGAGTACGTCGACAACGGTTTCGGCCCGGTGGTGGTCGAACCACTGCGGGACCTGTTCGAGCGTGGCGAGGCGATCACGCTGAAGGCGCAAGGCATGACCGCACGTTGGGCCCTGCGCCGCTGGCTCTGGTCGTTGCGCGGGAGGCAGGCAAGTTTCTGGCTGCCCACCTGGGGCCGCGAGCTGCAGCTGCGGACGACTATGACCTCCGGTTCCACACTCATGCGCGTGACACCCGTTGCTGATCCGGCGGCCTACATTGGCCGCGCGATCCTCCTCGAGATGCCGAGCGGGCTTCGGTTCCGGACGATCACCGCCGCTGTCGCGGAGGGCGTAGATCACCGGATGACCCTGTCGTCCAACCTCGGTGAACCGGTGGCGGTCGGGACGAATGTGCATTTCCTGACACTGGTGCGGTCGGACGCAGATCGGATCGAGATCCAGCATGGGGCCGTGACCAGTGAAGTGACCCTGCCTGTCGTGGAGGTTCTGGAATGACCTACGCCACCGTTGAGGCGTCCGCCGCCGAAGGCCGCCCTTACTACCTCTACCAGTTCGTCGAGGCCGATCAGGTCTGGCGCTTCACCAGCAGGGCGATGGACTGGACCAGCGCAGGCAGCGACGGCGAGACGATCACCTGGGAAGCCGCCGCCGCCGCGCATGGCGATGTGGTGCAAACGAGTGATATCGAACGTGGCCGACTGGAACTGACCTGGCCGTTGTCGCACCCCTTCGCACGCCGGTTCCTCGCGCCTCTCGGCAACACGCCCGTGACGCTGACGATCTTTCGTGGCCACGAGCAAGTTTTGGGCGAGACGGTGGCGCATTGGAAAGGCCGCGTTGTGGGGGCCGAGGTCGAGGGGGTGCGGATCCTGCTGAACTGCGAGTCCGTGTTCAGCACGCTGCGCCGGGCCGGGGTGCGGGCAAAGTACCAGCGGCTTTGCCGCCATGCGCTTTACGGCCGCGGCTGCGGGCTGGACATCGCTTTCCACTGGCAGAGCGGCACCGTGACGGCCGTCTCGGGAAATGCCCTGACGATCCCGGAGGCGGCTGGACAGTCAGATGGCTGGTTCCGGGGCGGCGTGCTGAGGTTTGGCGGCCAGCTTGGGTTCATCACCGGCCATATGGGGTCGACGCTGACCCTGTCGCGCCCGATGCCCGAGGTGGCGGCGGCGCTTGCAGCACCCGAGGTCAATCCTGAGACTGGTGCCGATTTGCCCCTCGTCGCCGACATCGCCCCGGGCTGCGACCTGCGCGCGGCCACCTGCGCCGCCAAGTTCGACAATCTTCCGAACTTCGGCGGCTTCCCCGAAATCCCCGGCCGCAATCCCTTCGGCGGCGGTTCCATCGTCTGAAGCCCCCTCCCGGGCCACAACGCAAGCAGCACACATGGTCTGGACTTTCATCGCGCGGCTCGTCCTCGGGCTCGTGCTTTCGGCAATTTCCTACGCGCTGAGCCCCCGCCCCAAGGTCGAGAAGCCTCAAGCGGCGGGGCTCGACGATTTCACCCTGCCCACCGCCGAGGAAGGCCGACCGATCCCGGTGGTTTTCGGGACGGTGCTGATCACCGGCCCGAACGTCGTCTGGGCTGGGGATCTCAAGGTCGATCCCATCAAGAAGAAAGGTGGCAAGAAGTGACCCGCGTGACCATCCAGGACCTGCGTTCGGCGCGCTACTGCCTCGCGGGCGTGCGGCCGTGGTTTCGCCGCCACGGGTTCGACTGGCAGGACTTCCTCGACAACGGCATCGACGTTGAGACCCTGCGCGCCACCGGCGATGCGCTGGTGGAACCGGTGATCCTGCAGGCCGAAGGGCGAGAGGCGGCGGCAAAGGAGGTGGGCGATGGGCGGTAGCAGCAAGGCCCAGACCGTCGGTTACCGCTATTCACTGGGGGTGCATCTCGCTCTCTGCCATGGCCGGTCGATGCCATCCGCGAGATTCTTGTCGACCGCCGCCCCGCCTGGTCCGTCACCACAGGCAGTGGCCTTTCCGGCGGCGGCGCGGCGGTCGAGACGCGTATTGGCACCGTAGCTGGCATGGCGGCCGCCGCGGCTTTGGCAGGCGACAGCGGTGCGACCATCAGTTTCCCCGGCACTCGCGCTGGAGTGCGCATTGGGCGCGACTATCGCCTGGCTTTCGCCAACGGGTCGAGTCAGACGATCACCCTGCAGGCTGTCAGCTACGACGCGGCCACCAACATCACGCGCTGGACAGTCTTGCCCGAGGCCCTGAGTTTCCCCGCGCAATCCGTCGGTGTCTTCGAAGCCACGACGGGGGCCAGCAACGCCGGTTCTGGCGGCGGGCGTATCCGGATCGACAAGCCCGACCTCTTCGGCGGCGAAAGCCGCGAAGGCGGCGTCCGCGGCGATGTCGATGTCCTCATGGGCGGGCCGGGACAAAGCCAGAACGACTACCTGGCAGCAGCCATGGCTGGAGACGTCCCCGCCTATCGCGGCCTTTGCAGCCTCGTGCTGCGGCAGGCCTATCTTGGCATCAACCCCTACCTGAAGGCCTGGGCGGTCCGCGTCACCCGCGTTCTGACCGGAGAGGCCGGAGCGGCGCAGTGGTATCCCGAGAAGGCAGAGATCGTGCCCGAGGCCAACATCTCGGATGCCGCGATCTACATCGCCCTCGACGTCTCGGGCTCGATGTCGGGTACACGCGTGTCGGCCCAGAAGGCAGGCGTCGCGGCCCTCATCCGCGAGATCGCCGCCGGCGTGGATCCCGAACGGCCGAACGACATCCGGATCGTCCTGTGGAACGTGGCCGTGGCGGGGTCCATCGAACGGCGCAACATGAGCCCGGACGACTATGCCGCGCTCGAGGCCTGGATGCTGGGGCTCTCGAACGTCACCAGTGGCGGCACCAGCTTCAACGCTGCCTTTGGCGAGGCAAATGCCTTCTTTGCGGGCGGCGGGTCCAAGCGCCGGATCGTCATCTTCGTGACCGATGGTGAACCCGCACCTGTCTCCTCGGTCGAGGCGGCACTGGCGATCATCCGCACCCTGCCTCCCGCCGATATCTTCGGCTTCAACATCTCGCTCGCCAACACATCCTACACGGTGCAGATCGACAACACGCCCGTGGACGGCGTTCCCGTTATCCCACCCGGCAATCCGCAGGCGCTGGTCGCCTCCCTGCGCGGGGCCTTCGGCAACGGGCCAGACATGAACCCGGCCCATATCATCCGTGAATGCCTGACCAATCGGGACTGGGGGCTGGGCTATTCCTCGGTCGAGATCGGGGCGAGTTTTACCGCAGCAGCGGATGCGCTTTACACCGAGGGCTTCGGCCTTTCGCTGATCTGGCAGCAGGACAGTTCCATCGAGGAGTTCATTGGCAGCGTCCTTGATCATATCAACGCGACACTTTTTATCGACCGTCGCACCGGGCTCTGGGAGCTGAAGCTGATCCGGGCCGACTACACCGCCGCCAGCCTGCCGCTCTTCGACGAGACCAATGTCGTGGATTGGGGTCGCCTCGGCCGTCGCTCGCCCTCCGATCTGGTGAACAGCGTCACCGTCCGCTTCACCGATGCCTGGACGGATGACACCGGCGCAGTCTCGGTGACCGACACCGCACGTGTCCAGGCCATGGGAGAAGTTCTGGCCACCACGCTCGACTATCCCGGCATTCGCTATCAGGGCCTCGCCGCCCGCGTGGCCGAACGCGACCTGCACGCGCTGTCAGCGCCACTGCTGACGGGCGAGATCGTCGTCAACCGCGAGGGCGCAGACCTCGGGCCCGGCGACGTGATCCGGCTGCGCTCGGCGCGGCTGGAGCTAGCTGATGTGGCGATGCGCATTTCCGAGATCGGACAGGGGGACGGTCGCGACAACGGCATCAAGTTGAAGATCGCCGAGGATGTCTTTGCGTTGGGCGCGACCGCCATCGCGGGCGGTCGGATGCCGACGGGCACGGGCGTCGCTGCCCCACCGCGGGCGCTGGCGCGGCGCATGGTCGAGGAAGCCCCGTACTGGCTGCTGGTCCGCGAACTCGGTCACAGTGAGGCCGACCGCCGCCTTGCCGAGGACCCGGACGCAGGCGCGCTGGTCGCGACCGGCGAACGCCCGAGCGCCGATGCTCTAGCGGCCCAACTCTGGATCGACCCCGGTACAGGCCCCGCACAGGAAGGGGTGGTGGCCTTCGCCCCAACGGCGCTTCTTGCCGTCGACGTGAGTGACAGCCCGGAGGCAAGGATTATTCCGGTCACCAGCTGGCGCGACATCGGTGAGGTCGAGATCGGGACGCTGGCCAGCATCGATGGCGAACTGGTCCGTGTCGACGGGATCACGCCGACCACGATCACCGTCGGGCGGGGCTGCCTCGACACCGTTCCGCGCGCGCACATCTCGGGCACGTCTGTGATCTTCTTCGATGACGTGGCTCGGATCACCGAAGACAGCTGGGCGGCGGGCGAGATGCTGACCGCCCGGCTGTTGCCGGAGACCGGGCGCGGCACGCTGGCCTTTGCGCTGGCACCGGAAGACAGCATCACGCTGGACCGTCGCGCCATCCGGCCGCTGCCGCCCGGACGTGTGCAGGGCAATGGGAGCTACGCACCCAATGTGGATGCGCTGGTCAGCGGCAGTCTGGCTCTGACCTGGACCCATCGGGACAGGCTGACCCAGACCAGTCCCGTGATCGTCGATCACACCGGGGCCTCGATCGGGCCGGAGCCGGGCGTCAGCTACATCATCGAGGTGCGCTGGGTGGACCCGGACATGGGAGTGGCAATCCTGCCCGCAGGCGTGGTGATCGATGCAGGCAGCGCCGCCAACTGGTCCCTTGCGCCCGAAGCCATCCCGGAACTCGGCGCACCGGATCGTACGGCCGAGATCGAACTGGCCGTCCGGTCCCGGCGTCTCGTCGAGGGCAGCTGGGTCACCGACCGCGAGGCACGCTGGTTTCGGCTGACCGCCCCCTTCGCCGCCGGATGGGATCGCGGCTGGGGTTTCCTCTGGGGCACCTAATCGAGACCCGCTCGGCCAACGCAGGCGCCATCGCACCAACCACGACTATAACAAACGAGGACGAGCATGCCGGAACGGATCATGCCGGGATTGGGGCTGCGCGCCTTCTACGATCCCGGCCAGCGCAACTGGGGCACCAGCCTCAGCGACGACCTGCGCCGCCTTTCAGCCCTCGTGCAGGCACGCGCCGCATCGCGCATCACGCCGCTGCCTGCCACGGGCAGCGCGGGCCAGATGCTGATCGTGCCCGCCGCGGCAGGGGCCAATGCGAATGCGCTGGCGCTCTGGGATCAGTCACCGGCAGGGGCCGCGGCATGGGTCTATCTCACCCCGCAAGAGGGCTGGCAGGTCTGGGTCGCTGACGAAGCACAGCATGTGCGGTTCAACGCAGGGACATGGGTCGACGTGCCCCGACCGGGCATCGTGCGCCTCCGCACGCTGATCGCCACCAGCCACACACTTGAAGCCGTTGATCTGGGCAGCATCCTTGAGACCACGGGATCGTCAGCCGTCACCGTGACGATCCCCGTTGAGGCTACGGTACCCTTCGAGGTCGGCGCGCTGATCAACGTGACACAGGTTGGCGCCGGGGTCGCGACCGTCGCGGCGGCAGCCGGGGTGTCGCTGAATGGCGTGGTAGGCGGATCGGTCGCGCTCGACGGCCAATGGTCGGGCGCAGCACTTGTGAAGCGCGGGGCGGATGCCTGGATCATCCAGGGCGCGCTGGCAGGAGCCGTCGCATGAGCCTTCTGATCATGCGCGGTGCCATCCTAGCCCAAGGTGGGGCAGCCGCGCCCCCGGTCGATATCGGCACCGCCTGGCAGCTGGACACCACCCGGCGCCCCACCGGCTATACGCTTTCGGACGGCAACCAGACCGTCATCAACACCTCGGGCGGCAGCAACTACCAGCGTTGGGTGCCAACCGCCAAGGCGATCCTCCCAACGGGCGGGCGGCGGTACTGGGAGGTTCTCTGCGCCCCGGGAGGTGCCGCCACATTCGACGGCTATCTGGGGGTGGTTTCGGCCGCGCAGCGCGAGGAATTCAACACAGGGCTGAACCCCATCACGCTGGGCTCGATCGGTTGGCGCGGCACCGGCGCGCTCTGGTCTTCGAACACCGCCTCCTTCGCCCAGCAGCTGACCGGTCTGCCCACCTTTGGTGCGGGCGACGTGCTGATGTTCGTCATCGACCCCACCAACGGCCGCCTCTGGATCGGCAAGAACGGCATCTGGCGCGACGATCCGGTCAGCGGTGCCGCCACATGGATGGCCGCGGCGAGTGCTGCGTTCCACCCACAACTCCAAGGGCGCAACCCCGGAGATGGCGGCACCCTGCGCTCGCTTCCCTCGCAATTCAGCTATCCGGTGCCGTCGGGGATCACGGCGCTCGGCTATCTGGATCCCGATCTGCGCTTCTTCGAGGCCGCGGCCTTTCTCGAGATCGGCTGGGATCGTGGCCTCAGCGTTGCGGGTGCCTCGTTCTGGATCAGCCGGGGCGGCGGGCAGCATCTCACTGGCGCCGATGCCGCGCTCTTCCTCGAACAGGGTGGCGGCCGCGGCGGCACCTGGACGCAAGCCAACCTCTATATCGAAGTGGAACTGCCATGAGCTACATTCTGCATCTCGGTCACCAGCCGACTGACGTCTCCGGTATCGCCGGGATGCTCACCACCGTCGTGGGCGGATTTGACGCGAACCTCGACGTCAACGGCGTCCGTTTCATCGGATCGCGCACCTATGCGGTGCCCTTCTCCGTTGCCGTCGCCCCGCCTATGGGGGATCTCTGGCTCGGCTTTCGCTATGTGCCGCCCAACGCCGATTCAGAGAACATCACCGAGGCGACGGCAAACTTCCTCGACATCTATGACGCAAACCAGGTCCGCATTGCGCAGATCCAGCCTCTGTCGAGCACCAAGCGCTATCATGCCATCGCGCGCGGTGACACGGTCGTTCAGGGCAACTCGAGCTACATGGCCGCCAACGGTCAGCCGCAATGGATCGACGTGCGGGTTTCGGTTGGGGCAAGCATCACCATCGACTTCTATGTAGATGGCGTGCTGCAAAGTTCCGCCACCGCCGCCAATACCCAAGGCAAGGGCAAGCCGGTGCTGATCGTCTTTGCCAATACCGGTCTGCACGGCACCAGCAGCACGCGCACCTGGTACTACGCGCATTTCGCGGTGCTGGATGGCGTGTCGACCATCGGGCGGCGCTTCGTGCGGCGCACCCCCAACGCCATCGCCACCTTCAGCCAGATGGTAGGCAGCATCGATGCCCTGAAGGACGAGGATGTCAGCACCCGGGTTTCCAGCAACGCGGCCGGGCAGCGGCTATCCTTCTCGCTGACTGGACCGACGGGGCCTGCGGCGGTCGCGGCCATCGCTGGCGTGCATGTGAAGCAGATCGCGCAGGCAGGCACAGTCGGGCCGCAGGCGGCGACAGGCTTTCTGCGCATGGGCGGAGTCAACCACGACGCCCCGGCTGTGACCGTCGCGACCCTTGCGCCAAAGCCGGTCTATTCGACGTGGGCACTGAACCCCATGGACAGCAGCGCGTGGACCAGCGTGACGGTACCTGCCGAAGTCGGGATCCTCTCCGCATGAGCCCGCGTCGTGCTGGAGACGGCCATGTCCGTATGCCCGATGCCGAGTTTGAGGAACTGCTGGCCCGTGCGGCCGAGGAAGGAGCGAAGCGTGCGCTGGCCGATGCAGGCCTCGACGGCAAGGAGGCCGCCCTCGACATCCGCGATCTCCGCGCTCTGCTCGACTGCATCCGCTTCGTGCGCCGCACGGCGGTGCAGACCAGCGTTCACCTGATCACCACCGGCGTCATCCTGGCGTTGCTGGCGGGCATCGCGCTGAAGCTGAAGATCTTTGGCAGCGCACCCTGAACCGCACCAACCCAATTTCCCCGTCATCCCAGCCCGCCCTTCGAGGCGGGTTTTTTTGTGCCCGACACTGGACAAAAGGAGCCGAACCATGACGACCGACACGCACGCAAGAGCCCATCCGCCTGATCCAGCGCGGCCTTGAACGTAAGCGCCGTCCCCGTCCCATTGATTTCCAGGGTTCCGCTGCGCTGGTGGAGGAGCGAGTTTCCTTTTGATGTTTCAGAAGGAGATTGCAGTGTCTGACGGCGGGGACGGATTTGATGGCTGCATTGAGGTTGTGCAGCGGACGCGTGGATATCGGCGTTGGCCGGATGAAGCGAAGGCCCGGATCGTGGCTGAGAGTTTTCAGCCTGGCGTGCGGGTCGTGGATATTGCCCGGCGTCACGGCTTGGTTGGTCGCACATCAGCTGTCGGATTGGCGGCGGCGAGCCCGCCTGGGGAAGTTGGTTCTGCCGGCGGATACCATGGCC